TTGCCCTGATTTGCAAAAGATTAAAAACGATGCAAAACTAAGCGATGTTATCTCAACTGTTTCTTCTAACTACTCACAATACCATGAATGTCGTGCAAGAGTAGATGCTTGGAACCAGTGGTACAATACTCAGAAAGAAATATTCGAAAGTGTAAAATAAAATGGCAGTCGAAACTGAAGTAGAAGTTCTTAAGAGCGTTGTTACTAAATTAGATACATCAATTGAAAAGATAGCACAAGTTAGCGGTGATATCGGTAAGATTCTTGCTGTACATGAACAAAGATTAGATAGTATTGAAAAAGTGTCAGACCAAAGGAACGAAGAAATTAAAGAGATACACTCTCGTATAACTACACAAACCCGAGAAGTTGTGGACAAGATTGATCAATTACAATCTAGATTAGAACATAAGATGAACGCTGCTGCGATTGCGTCAAAAGAGCAGCACGAGTCTATCCAAAGGGCTATGCAAGAAGATATTAAAAAAGTAACTTCTACCATAGACAGTGACATGAACAAGATCTCAGAAAGAGTAGATACTCTTGAAAGATGGCGCTGGATGATTGCAGGCGGTGCTGTTGTTCTGGGTTTTGTAATTGGAAACACAGGTTTATTTACCAAGCTGTTTGGTTAAAATAAAACTTGCTTTTTATCATCGCATAGGGTATAATCACTCTATGCTACTTGAGATTACATCATGCTATACATTGACGCCAAATATACTTCCATTCTTGGAAGTCAACTAAGAAATTTCCGAACTGTAAAGCCGTATCTCTGGAACTTTTCGTGTCCAGTTTGTGGCGACAGTTCATCCAAGAAAACCAAAGCACGTGGTTATATCTTTCAGATGAAATCTGAACTGGTATTTAAGTGTCACAACTGTGGTCTTTCTTGCAATTTTGGAAACCTTTTAAAGCGTGTAAACAGTTCGCTCTATGACGAGTATGTCCTAGAGCGATACAAAGAAAACGCATCGAAATATACTGATCATCGAGACGTTGGTAAAATCTTACCAAAAGAAACCGCAAAGGTTGTAGAATGGGAAGACGAGATATTGTCTTCCCTTAAACGTCTTGACAAACTTGATCGTGAGCACCCTGCGGTCAAGTATGTTGCTAAAAGAAAAATCCCAGATAAGTTTTGGAACAAATTATACTTTGCTCCAAGGTTTAAATCATTCGTCAATAGTGTGGAGCCAAAGTTTCAAGAACCTATTGTTGACGAACATCCACGCATGATCATCCCATACTTTAACAAGCATGGTAAATGTTTTGCCTTTCAAGGCAGAGCATACGGTGACGAGCAACCTAAGTATTACACCATCAAAGTTGGTGAAGATGTCGAAAAGATTTATGGTCTTGATCGAGTAGATTATGGTAAACGTATCTATGTAGTTGAAGGACCAATTGATAGTCTTTTCTTACCGAATGCGATTGCAGTTTCAGGTGCAAGTTTTGATACACCTACTATCCGTCAGTTGCTTACTAACGCAACAATCGTAATGGATAACGAACCTCGCAACAAAGACATCGTAAAACAACTTGATAAGTACATCAAATTAGGTTATAATGTAGTGATGTACCCAGACCACGTCCAAGAGAAAGATATTAATGATATGATTTTGGCTGGTCGCTCTCAAGGTGAAATTCTTGAACTCATAAATACGAATACCTTTTCAGGTATGTCGGCTAAATTACGTTTTGCAGATTGGAGAAAAGATTGAAAGTTAAATTGATTAGTTATTCGAAGCCATCCCGTGCTATGTATGATGAGGGTCTAACAGATGCACAAGAGCTAATTGCTTTTTGCGCTCGCGTAAGCAACCCAACCAATCAGTTCAACGTAGAAACAGCGGATAAATTAATTCGTTATTTAATTAAACACAAACACTGGTCACCCTTAGAAATGGTAAGTGCCTGTCTCGAAATTGAAACAACTAGAGATATTGCTCGCCAAATTTTACGTCATCGTTCTTTTTCATTCCAGGAGTTCAGCCAAAGATACGCTGACCCAACTAAAGAAATCGGCCAAGCATTTACATTACGTGAAGCTAGATTTCAAGATACTAAGAATCGCCAGAACAGCGTAGAGTTTGATGAGACAGATGAAGCTCAGCGTCTATTAGCAATTGAATGGGAACGTGCACAAAAGCGTGTTCTGTATGCAGTTGAAAAAGAATACAAATGGGCTATTGAGAATGGCATTGCCAAAGAACAAGCCAGAGCAGTACTGCCAGAAGGACTGACTGTTTCGCGCTTATATATGAATGGTACTTTGCGTAGCTGGATTCATTTTATTGATTTAAGATCTAGCAACGGCACACAAAAAGAACATATGGAAGTTGCAAGAGAATGTGCAAAGATTATTGCTGAAGCATTCCCTATGTCAACCGAATTTATCAATAACTAAAATAAAAGGAAATTCTATGCAAGAAGTTGTGCATGGCATAAAGGTAGACTATTCTCGAGATGAATTGTTTGACGAGCTAGGAAAGATTAGATTAAAAGAAAGTTATATGAGAGACGATGAAGTCTCTCCACAAGAAAGATTTGCATACGTTTCTAGTAAGTTTGGTAGTAATCCTGAACATGCTCAGCGTTTGTATGATTACTCAAGCAATCACTGGTTGTCTTATGCTACTCCGATCCTGTCATTTGGTCGTAGTAAGCGTGGTCTTCCTATCTCTTGCTTTTTAAATTACATTGAAGATACAGCGGAGGGTTTAGTTGATAACCTTAGTGAAACTAATTGGCTTAGTATGCTTGGCGGTGGTGTTGGCATCGGTTTTGGTATCCGTTCGGCGGACGATAAGTCGACTGGAGTTATGCCTCACCTCAAAATGTACGATGCGTCTAGTCTGGCTTATCGTCAGGGACGTACTCGTCGTGGCTCTTATGCTGCTTACCTCGATATTAGTCATCCAGACATTATTAATTTCTTAGAGATGCGCAAGCCAACGGGCGATCAAAACATGCGCTGCTTGAACCTGCACCATGGTATTAATATCCCTGATGCGTTTATGGAAATTATCGAGCGCTGTATGATTGATGCAGAAGCTGATGACTCTTGGAATCTAGTTGATCCAGCCTCTAAAGAAGTTCGTGAAACTGTATCAGCTAAAGAATTATGGCAGCGTATCCTTGAGATGCGTATGCAGACTGGTGAACCATACCTGCACTTTATCGATGAGTCCAACCGCAAGTTACCTCAACACTTAAAAGATCTGGGTTTAAGAGTCAATCAGTCTAACTTATGTTCAGAAATTATTTTACCAACAAACGAAGAACGTACAGCGGTTTGCTGCCTGTCTTCATTGAACTTAGAATACTATGATGAATGGAAGTCAAACACTCTTTTCCTTCGTGATATTGCAGAAATGCTTGACAATGTTCTTCAGTATTTTATTGATAATGCACCTACCGCAATCGAACGTGCAAAGTTCTCGGCCATGCGTGAGCGATCAATCGGTATCGGTGCGTTGGGTTGGCATGCCCTGCTACAAAGAAAAATGATTCCTTGGGAATCCAGCATGGCAGTTGGACTTAATAAGACAATCTTCTCAGAAGTAAGGGTTAAATTAGATGAAGCTAATCAACAACTTGGACTGGAAAGAGGTGAAGCACCTGACGCTAAAGGCACTGGTAATCGTTTCAGCCATCTCATGGCAATTGCTCCCAATGCTAGTTCTTCCATTCTTATGGGCAATACCTCTCCTAGTATTGAACCTTATAGGGCTAACGCTTATCGCCAAGACACTCTATCGGGTTCTCACTTAAATAAGAACAGATACTTGGATAAGATTATTCAAGAGAAGGCTAAGAATGAGAAAGAAGATTGGGCTGAAGACGTATGGCGTTCAATTATTGCGAATGATGGTTCGGTTCAGCACTTGGATTGGATGGACGACTGGACAAAAGATGTTTTCAAGACATCTATGGAAATTGACCAGCGTTGGGTCGTCCAGCATGCCGCAGACAGGCAAGTATATATAGACCAGGCGCAGTCACTGAACGTGTTCTTTAGACCTGACTCGCATATCAAATATATCCACGCTGTACACTTTATGGCTTGGAAAGAAAAATTAAAGACTATGTACTACTGTCGTTCTGACAAGATCGCTAAAGCTGATAAAGTTTCTAAGCGAATTGAGCGTGAAGTTATTAAAGAAATCGACTTAACAGCTATGACAGGCGATGATTCTGTCTGCTTAGCCTGCGAAGGGTAATCATGGACGCATACGATATCTCTGAGAAAATTAAAAAATACTGGATGGACTTAGTTCCTAAGAACAGTGGTGAAATTAGTAAAAGTCATCATGAAATCAAAGTAATTGTTTTAACATCTGAGGGATATCGTGAAGTCACTGGTGTTAGAATAGACAACAATAAAATACAACTAGTATTAGACGAGGAATAAAATGGTAAAGAATAAAACAAATAGAATGACGGATGAAAGAAATTATTTCAAACCGTTCAATTATCCTTGGGCATATGAAGCATGGTTAAAGCATGAACAGGCGCATTGGTTACATACTGAAGTGCCAATGGCAGAAGACGTAAAAGACTGGAAGAAAAAGTTAACAGCTGAAGAGAAATCTTTCTTAACAAACATCTTTCGTTTCTTTACACAGGGTGACATCGACGTTGCTGGTGGTTATGTAAAAAGCTATCTACCTCACTTTCCACAACCAGAGATTCGTATGATGCTTTCTGGTTTTGCAGCACGTGAAGCCTTACATATTGCAGCATACTCGCACTTGATTGAAACTTTAGGATTGCCTGAGTCTACATATAATCAGTTCTTGGAATACCAAGAGATGAAAGACAAGCATGATTATGTTTTAGATATCTCTTCAAGTAATGGTACTGTTGCTTCTACTGCTGAACACATTGCTGTGTTCTCTGCTTTTACTGAAGGTATGCAGTTGTTCTCATCATTCATTATGCTATTGAACTTCCCACGTCATGGTATGATGAAAGGTATGGGTCAGATTGTTACTTGGAGTATTGTTGACGAAACAATGCACGCTGAGTCTATGATCAAACTGTTTAAAGAATATATTAAAGAGAATCCAGAAATCTGGAACGATGAATTAAAAGGTAAGATCTATACTATTGCTGAGCGCATGGTTGAACTTGAAGATAAGTTTATTGACCTATGCTATCAGGGTGGTGATATGAGAGACCTATCAGCTGAAGATGTTAAGAAGTATATCCGCTACATTGCTGATCGTCGTCTTATCTCTCTTGGTATGAAAGGTATTTTTAAAGTTAAAAAGAATCCTCTGCCTTGGGTTGAGGAAATGATTAACGCACCTGTGCATGGTAACTTCTTTGAGAACCGTGTTACTGATTATGCTAAGGGTGCATTGAGTGGAACATGGAGTGATGTATGGGCGTGATTGAAGAACTAAACGACAGAATTGATAATAAAATCCCTGCTTTAATTAACAGAGCGATTCAACCTTCGTTTACATGGGAAACTGTCGTTGGTTATCTGCAGCATTGCGCAGACAATGAAGTAGGCGAGCCAGTAAGTATCTTAAGTTATAAACTGCCAGCTGCTGATCAGATTGATTCAATTCGTCCAGTTAGAGAATACTTGAATGAACATTTAAACGTTGAAGTTCTTGGCGCTGACTTGTATACATCTTTCACTACAAAGAGTGATAGTAAGTATGCGTCAAAGACTGATGTGCTTATTTGGAATGTAATTGGTCATAGCGAGTTTACCATTAATGATAATCAAAGACTTGTAGAACCAGGAGACTTAATCTACATTCCTGCTGGTAGTGACTATGTTTTTAAAGCAACTCAATCAAGAGCCTATGTAGTTTTTGGGATTCAACGATAGGAGAAGTAATGGCAACTAAACATTTCGAATGCGAACAATGTGAGGCACGTGGTAAGATTATTCTCAAGTCAGATGAAAGACTAGAGGATATTGTTTACTGCCCTGTATGTTCAGCAGATATTTACGAAGAAGAAGACTATGATGAAGAAGAATAAACTCTTCCTCTAAACCACCCTTCACCTGGACACTGCCTGGACATCATGGTATTACCTTTACCATCATTCCACCAGTGTCCACCTTTCTTTGCGTTTGATATGGCAGCTGAGTGTTCAGTAGACCTTATCTTACCTGTTAGAGCATTTTTAATTTTTATTTTATGTTCTTCAGATTTATTTTTAGTATTACCTTTTGCGTTTTTGTTACCAATTAACTTCTTTCGCATTGACGCACGTTTAGGTAATCCTTTTTGGGGTGTGCCAAAGAACCCATCAACCGTAGCGTAAGCCATATTGATATACAACGTAGATGTGACAACTGATAATGCCTTCTGAAAAGATAGTTCTTTATCTGTTGCTTCTTTTCTCGTATTGTGTTTCGTTAAAACTCTAGTCTTGAATAGGTGTGGGCTTTCTTTTAACTCTTTCTTCCAAATATCTTTATATATTTTAGATGAAACAGTTCCCCGATATCCGCTTTCTACCCTAGAAACGCTAGATGATCCAATATAAAATGGTGGTAGTTTACTGCCAGAATAGACAGTTAGATAAGTACAATAAATAGTCATGCTGACATAGATCCTTTATGTTAGAGTAGGTGGGAATTGCCGTTCCGCGACCTACAACTATTTATAACTTTTCGGTGCTTACTATGTGGATTTATCAAGAGCAAGAGGTAAAAGAATTACCAGAAGATTGTGTGGGTTTTGTATATTTGATAGTTAATATGACCAATAATCGCAAATACATTGGTAAGAAACTTGCTAAGTTTAGTAAGACCTCTTACAAGACCGTTACACTTAAAAACGGCACTAAAAAGAAAAAGAAAATCAAGTCAAAGATTGACTCTGATTGGCTAGAATATTATGGTTCTAGCATAGAACTAAATAAAGATGTAGAGCTCCTTGGGAAAGACAACTTTCGCAGGGAGATTTTGTTTTTATGTAAATCAAAAGCCGAATGTTCTTACATAGAGGCTCGCGAGCAATTTACTAGAAGGGTGTTGGAAACTACAGACTATTACAACGGGCAAATTTCTGTTCGAGTTCATGGTTCTCACATATTAAATAAGCTATGATGACATATTTACTTTTCGGAACAGCGTTAGGTTTATCTGCAGTGGCAGCATACTATTCTATCATGGGAATGGTAGCTATCTTTGCAGCCGCAGCAATTCCGATCTTCATCATGGGTTCTCTACTAGAGGTGTCCAAGTTAGTTGTTGCTTCATGGTTATATCGTAACTGGAAGCAAATTCCAAAACTAATGATGGCATACTTTACTATTGCGTTAGTAGTATTGATGATGCTAACGTCAATGGGTATCTTTGGTTATCTATCTAAGGCTCACTTAGACCAAGCAGTTCCTACTGGTGAATCTACAGCAAAGCTATCATTGATAGATGAGAAAATTAAAACAGAAAAGGAAAACTTAAATGCAGCTCGTTCAGAACTTAATCAATTGGATCAGCAGGTTAATCAAACCCTCAGTCGAACAACCGATGCAGCAGGAGCCGATCGTTCAATTGCCATCCGTCGAGGACAACAAAAAGACCGAGCCAGAATCCTTAACGAAATCGGCAACACGCAAACCAAGATCGCATCCCTCCAAGAACAACGTGCCCCGATCGCCTCAGAAGTCCGTAAAGTCGAAGCCGAAGTCGGACCAATCAAATACATCGCAGCCCTTATCTACGAAGAAAGCGCCAGCGAGGAAATCCTCGAGAAAGCCGTCCGAATCGTAATTATGATGATTGTTGCCGTGTTCGATCCGCTAGCAGTTCTACTACTGATAGCAGCGAACTGGCAATTACGTAAGGATAAAGATATACAACAGTTACCAAAAGAACCTGTAGAAACAGAGTCTTATAAACCAGACGCATGGGTAGCTGATGTAACTTTTCCAGACCCAGAGCCAGAGATCTCAGAAGAATCTCTGGCGTTTGAAGAAGAAAAAGAACAACCTAAAAAAGACTGGGAGCCTGAACTTTATAAAAGAGTTCAGCCTGAAGAAAAAGTTTTAGGAAGATTTGAAAGCGACCTATTAGAACAAGAAAGAAAACGCAAGTTGAACTCTTTTCTTAATAAGGTAGGAACAATTGAACAAGAAGTAGAAAACTTACAGAAAAAATGAAGTACGAATGTAAGGTGTGTGGGGCACTAAACCCCAATAGAAACACTCCATGCAGAGAGTGTGAAAAACCAGTGCAAGCAAGTTGAGTTGCCTAAATATAGTTACAGGAATTTTATACTCCTGTTATAACTATAACAATAAAAGGGCAACAAATGAACAAGAAGATCGCCACAGCGGTGCTTTTTGTCATGACTACATCTTATGCGATGGCTCAGGCTATCGTAACTGACTCGACTAGTAGATCTACCACAGATTCTAACTCAACCAGCACTACGACTGTTAAGTCACCGCCACCAACTGCAGTGGCTCCTGCAATTACCACAATTAACAACGATGTCTGCGCAGTGGCAGCATCAGGTGCAGTACAAACTCAAATTCTTGGTATCTCCATGGGTGGTACACAAAGAGATTTAAACTGCGAAAGAATCAAACTATCCAAGAACCTGTATGACATGGGTATGAAAGTAGCTGCCGTTGCTACTCTATGTCAAGACGACCGTGTGTTTAAAGCCATGTTAGACGCAGGTACACCCTGTCCTGTTCAGGGTAAGATTGGCGAACAGGCTAAGGAAATCTGGATTGTAAAAGGACGTATCAAAGAAGACGATATCGTTCAACTTCCTGAAAAGAAAAAAGAAGAGCCAATTAGAGAAACTGGCGAGAAAAAATGATTAAGTTTCTAGTAGCAGTAGTTCTACTAGGCACTTCTTTATTCTCTAATGCTGAAATAGTTACAGTGCCTATCCCTGGTGCCCCAGGTCTTTCAGTGACCGTGGGTACTGGGGTCAACGCACTTCCACTTCAGGATATTAGATCAAATCCAAATGTAGTAAATATAACATCAGGTGATGATGATTATAGAAACGTACCTCTGGGTTTTGATTTTCCTTATTGGGGAAGAACGTTTAACAACTCTTGGGCTATGACCAATGGTATGGTTACCTTTGTAGATCCAACACAATCTGGAATTTACGGTGCATGCTGTTCAGGTGTTGATCTTAGTACCACTAGAGATACTCGTTGGAATTACTCTATCTTTGCAGTTCATACTGATCTATACAGCTGGAATGGTCAAAACCAATATTACCTAAGAGAGAATAATACTATGACTTATGGTTGGTATAACCTAAGTCAATGCTGTTCTAGTAACGGTGGTAACAGTTTTGAAATTAAGATTAATTCATCTGGCGGTGTTGATACTCGAATTGCAGGCGCTCTTGTAAACTGGAACGCTGTAACTTCAGGTATGTCAGGAGACTTGTCAAAAGGTGAGTATTATCAGTATTATCATGGGCAGGGTTTAAACATAAACACAACTACAGGTGGTGTTAGTTGGAATACAATAGGTGGTTTTACTGGCACAGACATTTGTTTATCTGATCCGCTATCTTCACCATCATGCCCAGGATATTTTACAGCGCAGTGTACGGTTAGTGTTTTGTATAATCCTAGCTGCCCAGGATATGCGGCAGCATATTTTACACAACAGTGTTCATTAAACTCATTGTATGATATAAACTGCCCAGGATATGCAGCAGCTTATCTAAATTATCAGTGTTCTGTTAGCCCACTATATTCAACTACATGCGAGGGATATGAAAATGCGTACTTCAATCAGCAATGCTCAGCAAATGCACTATACTCAACTTCTTGTCCAGGATATGCTGAAGCGTACCATGCACAACAGTGCTCTGTTAATGGACTTTACTCAACAACTTGTCCTAATTATGCTACAGCTTACGCCACCCAACAAGCGTTAAGAAGAACAAACAACCCACCTTCAACTACAAGTATAACCACAAATGCTACCCAAGATTCTTCTAGTAACGTATCTGTTCCTGTTGTTTCTGATAGTAATGTTAACCAAGTTATAACTTCAACTGCAACATCAGCATCTCCTGCTGCCGCTGCAACGGCTACAGTTCCACTTGTAGCTGCACCTGTTACAACAGCTGCTGCGCCGACCGCAAAAGCAGAGGAGAAAAAGCCAGATGCTACTAGCCCAAGTTCACCATCGTCTACAACTGCTCAGAATACTTCGACTGAGACTAAAGCAGCTGCGCCAACTGCAAGACAAGAGTTACAAGCAAAACGCGAAGCTGTCGCCAGAGCCAAGGCTGTAGAAGAAGGAAAGAACCTTGCTTCAAATATGGGTAAGGTTGCTGATATAGAAACACAAAAACAGATTCAAAACGTTGTAATTGCTGCAATGGGCTTTACACCAGGGTTTGACGTATATTCAACAGTTGTTATAAAAGACGTTGTTGGGTATAAACCTTTTACAGTCTATAATAATCAAAATAATGTAGACAATAGAAGATTAGGAATGGGTCTTTATGGACCATCTGATAAACTACATAACGAGATAATCGAGTCTCAATATAACAGAGGAAATTAAAATGACAGAAGAAATTAAAGACGTCAATAAGAAAATTGATGACGCAGAAGCTGCTGTTAAAAAGTATGCTAGTAAAGATACTGTTATCAGTATTGGTGGTTATGAATTTACACCTGCTAAACTTATGGTAGCATTTACGCTTGCATCTTCTATTCTTGGTGGATTGTATGGAGCATTTGAAGTCTACAAAGACTACCAAAGTATGAAAAAGCGTATTGCTGAATACGTTGCACCTGATCTATCTGAGCTGCAGGCTAAGATGAATATTGTGGTAGAAAAATCAGAGAAGTCTGTTCAATATACTCAAGATATTAAGAACGATCTAAAGAGTGATATTCGTCGCCTAGAAGGAGTTGTTGACTCAGTTGAGCGCTCAGCGAAGCAAAGCCAGCGTGACGCTGACCAATCTGTTAAAGAAGTACGAGATGAAATTCGCAAGAATACAAAAGAGGTTGATCAATCTTTAAAGTCTATTGAGCGTAGCGTAGACAGTAAGATGAGTTCTATTGAGCGTAGTATTGATAACAAGATACAAAAAGCACTAGATAACCCTCTGGCCAAATAAAAAGGGAGCGTTAGCTCCCTTTCTTTTTACTTCTTAGGAACTTCGGTTCCTTCAAGTTTTTTATGCTTCTTAATTTCTTTACACTCTTGTTTAGTTTTACCAGTCTTGTCATCTTTAACATCAATGCAAACCTTTTCTTTTTCAGCAGCTACGACGCCAAAAGACATCATACCTGCTACTAGAATTGCAACTAACTTACTCATTTGGTTTATCCTTTCTTGCGAATTTTTCTGAAGCAGTGAAACCCAAACCTGCTATCACTAGATATATTACTGAATCAAACAAAGTTTCGTTTGCTTTGTAAATTGTAAACTGATCAGCAATAAATGCAACAGACACTAAAATAAAAGCAAGAAACGTTATAATGCGTTTGCTGCTCCACGACTTATCGTGCCCGTCTTGTAACATGCTCTGCCAAAAATTCATTTAAATCTCTGGGTGATCAGGTTGAGCTGGCATCGGCTTACCAGTAGAACTCATTAACACTTGCGGAACAAAGTTAGCAGGTGGTGCTTGAAATACTGGTTGAACAACTGGAGCTGGTGGTGGTGGTGCCGTCATCATCTTTTTAGTTGCTTCAAAGTTATCAGCTGCCATCTTTTGAGCTTCTAACATTGCCTTTTGGTCTTCTGGTTTATTTCCAGCAAGCATAATACCTGACAGAGTACCAGTTAAGAATGTAGCGATTGGAACAATAAGCTCAAAGAACTTTTGATCAATCGGACTAATAGCGTTCAATGGTTGAGTAACAAAGATCAAAGAATACAAAACAACAAACACAATACCAAATAGTGTAAGCGATAAGCAAATACCAATGAAGAACTTCAAGCGAGCCATTAGTTGCTCATCAGTATAGACAAATGTATCTTTATTTTGCACAGTTGGCTCCTTGATTTCCTGAATTAGATCCTGCAGGAGATTGCGCAGGTACAACAGTATTTTTGATATCATCTTTTGGTGGTCCTAATCTTGGGTCACGTTGACCTTTAAAGATGTGTTCTGGACAAGTGCGGGTCACATCACATAAAGGCATTTTACAGTAATCTTTATCCCAGTTGTTGGGGTCTTGACATGGATAACGGAATTGCTCTTTACTACACATTGCTAAACCAAGCGGTAACAATAAAAGTAAGAGTAACCATCTTACCATCTTACGATCGTTCATCTCTTATGCTCCCATCACGTGTAGGGCATGTTCATAATGTTTAATTCTATCTTCAAGTCCGATGAAACCACCGTTAATAGCCTTTGTTAATCCTTTGATGTCACCCGCATCAGCAAAACGGTTTAGGTTATTAGTTTCCCAGAACCAGCAAGCCGATTGAGCAGCACCCTCGAATGTTTGTAGATATTCTGCAGCCTCTTCAACTGGAATATCTAGGGAAGCAGCAAACCATGAATAGTTTGACTTTCCTGTTAGTTGGATCAATCCACGACCACAGTAACGGTATCCGTCACCAGTCTCAGGACCGCCATTTCCCATACGATTAGCATAAACAAGGTTAGCGATTGCTTCTTGTTTATTTGGCTTTGCAGCATACTCTGCAGCCATAGCATCTGTTGGGAAATACTTGGGGAAAATCTTGCGAAGAGTCGCAGCTTTGTAGTTTAAGTTTTCCTTAAGAACCATAAATCCACCCGATTCATGTGCACACTGTGCAACAAACGCAGCTATACGTTGCGGGGTGTTAATTTCATATTCTGGCAACAACTGTTCTAGAGCATGGTGCCATTGTTTTACATAAGGGTTCTTTGGAAGCAACTGTTTTAATTGTTGTAATGTCAGTTCCATCTCACCTTCCTTTTAGAATGCACAAAAGCGTGCATAGCTGTATTTAGTAATTATTTGACTTTTGTTTGACTATGGGGCATAATACCTATGTCGGGTTTGATGAATAGAACAAGAAAGTGCTTGACTTAAATTAGGTTCTGAGTTATAATTAAGGTATGGAAAGGGGAATAGTATGGCAGAAGTTAAGCTAAACGGTCTCTATAAAGTAGAAGTCACTGAGTATGAACGTGGTTGGGGTCAGCGTGTAGACCCTAATGATACCAAGTTCTTTACAACTCTGGAAGAAGCTGAAAAGTATAAAACCCACTGGGAACAAGGTGGCAGTCCTGACTACTTTTGGAGAGCAACTATCTCGAAAGTTGACTAAATAGAAATGAACAGGCAGTCTGTTCGTATGAATTCTTAGGAGTTAAGAAAATGAAAACTGGTATTTTTATTGGGCGATTCCAGCCCATACATCAAGGTCATATCCACGCTCTGGGCGTGGCTGCTTCCCAAGTACAGAAACTGTACATCCTCGTTGGTTCGGCTAATCAATGCCGTTCAATTCGCAATCCCTGGACATTTACAGAACGTAAGCAAATGCTTCAACTGCAGTTGCATGCCCAGCGCATTAGCAACTATGAAATCATCCCACTAAACGATTATCGCTACTCAGACACACAATGGATGTCTGATGTTCGTGCAACTATTGAACATTATGCCATGGGTTCTCCAACCTTGTTTGGTCATATGAAAGAAGGCAACGATTATCTTAAGTGGTTTCCTGAATTAAAATTTAAATCTATCGAGGCGCAGCATTCGGTAGACGCAACAGAGATTCGTACTCGAATGTTTGTTGAGAACGATCCTTTGATGCCTGAAACTGTCCGTGGAGACTATGCATTCTATCAAAAAGAAAAACAAACCTTTGCTAACTATCCATTCCCCGAAACACTCAACTTCAACTGTTCCGATGCAATCCTTGAATGTCAAGGTCACATCTTGCTTATCCAACGCAAGTTTAGCCCAGGAAAAGGTGCTTGGGCACTTCCAGGTGGTTTTCGCAATCAGCGAGAAACATTTCTTGACTGTGCCATCCGCGAGTTGATTGAAGAAACAAACGTGCGAGTTCCAGAGAAAGTTCTGCGTGGCTCAATCGTAAAGACCGAACTGTTTGATAATCCATATCGATCGTTTGGTATTCCCCGAAACACCATGGCTGTGTACATGCGTATTAGTCCAAACCCTGACTACTCGCTGCCACGTGCCAACGGTGCCGATGATGCTGCTCTGTGCAAGTGGGTGCCACTTACTGATGCACTGAACAACATCGAAATGTACGATGATCACAAAGACATCGTAACAAAAGTAACAGGTGTCATGCCGATGCCTGCATTTGCAAAACTGTAAGGAGCTTACTATGAAACTCGCAAAATCAATTATCTTGAACACTGACAGCTACAAAGTCTCGATGTTCAAACAATACCCTGCTGGCACTACTGGTGTCTATAGTTATATTGAATCTCGTGGTGGTCGTTATGATCAAACTGTGATGTTCGGACTGCAGGCATTTATCAAGGAGTACCTACTTGACCCAATCACTCAAGCCGACATTGATACTGCGGATGCAATACTTACTGCTCACGGAGAACCCTTCAACCGAGAAGGATGGGAGTACATTCTACGTGTGCACAACGGCTACCTTCCAGTCGTTATCCGTGCTGTACCTGAAGGCACTGTGGTTCCTGTCAAAAATGTACTTGCGACAATTGAAAATACGGATCCTCAATGTTTTTGGTTGACCACTTATCTTGAAACTGCGCTGTTGCGTGCAGTATGGTATCCTACCACTGTGGCAACACAATCTTATACAATTAAACAAGTCATTCTTGACTACTTGGAGCGTACTGGTGACCCTACTACCATTAATTTTAAGTTGCACGATTTTGGTGCTCGCGGTGTGTCTAGCATGGAGTCTGCTGGTATTGGTGGAGCCGCTCACCTTGTCAACTTTATGGGCACAGATACTATTACGGGCATTTTGTATGCTCGTGAGTATTATAACGCTGGCATTGCTGGGTTCTCCATCCCTGCTGCTGAGCACAGTACAATCACTAGTTGGGGTCGTGACAACGAGGTAAAAGCATATGCTAACATGGTTGCTCAATTCGCCAAACCTGGTTCCATTGTTGCTGTTGTCAGCGACAGCTATGATGTATATAATGCCGCTTCCAAACTCTGGGGTGAGCAACTTCGTCAACAAGTTATTGATAGTA